GTGGCAACGTGCGCCGCCTTTGTAGAGCCATATATCGTATGTTGCTGCACCACGAGGCCCGAATCCTGCGTTAACTTCCTGCTTACGCATACGCATAATATCCTCCTTGCGGTAGACCTTCTTTGCGTTTACCATTAACTTACAGAACTCACGGCTATTATCCTTGGTGCTACCGGGTGCGTAGGCATAACGAATCTTGTACTTGCGTCCGTCTTTGGTTACTCCGTCTTGCTCGCTCTTTGCATTCGGGAAAGCCTCACCGGTCTTGGCGAACTTTAAGATTGAATCCAAATACTCCTCTTGCTCGTAGTCAACGGGACGCTCGTCCACCAACTCCCATTCGTCCAAGTCCTCGTCTTCGCCAAACTCATTCAACGCCTCAAACATTCCGTTAAGAACCTCGTCGCTAACGTCGGCAGAAAATCCAAACCCGCTGCTTTCAACACCGGTAGATTCCTCCACAATATCCGAAGGGGCAACAACATCCTCCTTAAACTCCAACGGCTGCAAGGTCTTAAAATAGACGTTTAAGGACGCTCCGTTAAAAGATAGGACTGTTTCTACCGCATCGAGTAAAACCTCTTGTAAAGGGCGGATAACGATGTTATCGAACAGAATAGAAGCGGTCTTTAATTCGTCGGCATTGTTTCCAAGTCCGCTGTTATCCTTAATACCCAAAAGCATCGGGCTTGTTACCCGGTGGCCTACCATAATCTTTTTAGTACATTCCTCGGAAAGGAATTGGTACTGCTCGCTTGCGTCCGATAGTTGTACGGGTTCGATTGTTGCTGCGAGTTCCTTGTTATCGTTAAACGCAAGGATAAACCGACCCGCATTCGAGCTACCAGAAAACTTATCGGCAATACGTGCTTCGATTAACGTCTGCTCGTCCTCGGTTGGTGTGCCGTTGTTAAAGTTAATCAGCATCGACGGTGCAAGTCCGTTCTTAATGTTGCTGATATGGTAGTTTGCTACTTCTTCCTCCAGGTCTGCATAAGGTAAGCAACCTTGGTAATCCGTTGGAGCGTAGTAGTAGTATCCTGCTTTGTAAGGCTTAATATAAAGAATCTCGATACCCGCCTTGCTCATTCCGTAGGCATCAATGCGTATCGGGGTCTCTTTACGCTGGGCTACTCTATTCCAATCCTTTGCGTAGTAATATGCAGGGATAAAACCTTCTTCGTTTGCCTTTTCAGCACGCAAGGTCTCAACGGGGATATGCTCGACCTTTACAATCTTGGAATGGTCTTGGTTGTAGATAACTTGAATAGCAGCGTTGCCCATCATCTTAAAGTCAGCAACTACCTTCTTCATTGCCTGGGCAGTAAACAAGGACATCATCATTGCGTACTCGTCGGGCTTTTGTGCTGCGTCTGTTGCTGCAAGACCCTTGCCGTAAATCATATCAATAACACCATTCATAATAGCGTTATTGGTAGGGCTTCCGTTGTAGCGGTCGATTAGGTATTGGAAATAATTGTTATCATCCCCGTACTCAATCCAGTTCTTTCCACTAACCTCTTTAACCTGCGGTTTAACGTAGGAGTTCAAGGCCATAAATCTTACATTGCTCATATAATAACGAACGTATTATCTCCTGCGGTTTCTTGGTCGTACACCCCGGCGTTCACGGTGAACTTCTCAAAATTAGTTTGGTCGGTGCAGAATACCCGACCTCGATAAATCAAATTTACGCCACTAAACACCTCCAATAGGTAAAAGTTTTGTGCCTTCAAAGTCCAAGCAGCATTCAAGGTCATATACCCGTTTGCGCTTGTAGGTGCGATTGTTTGCGTTTGGGTGGTATTGGTAGATTCGTTCGTTAGCCGTGCCGATACAGAAGCAGGAAACGAGCGAGGAATGATTACTAAATTCTGCGCACTTGCGCTTGTAGTTAAAATGTTCATCTTACAAATAACTCGTTTGTTGCTTTTTGTTTTAATTAAAAAAGCCACCCCGAAGGATGGCTCTCTTATAGAAACAATTATTATTAAAAAAGCGACTTCATTCGCTCAATAATAATTCGAGTTGGATTTTCTGGATTCCCATTCAAGAAGTCCAACGCTTCCTTTAACGGTCTAACTTGCGATGGGTCAATACCGAGCTGTTCTGCATTTGATTTGATTTCTTGAGCAAGTTTATCTATTTGCTTTAAGTTATCAAGATGCTTCTCTCCTGCCTTAATTCCAGCTTGGCCAAACCTCCGGGCTGAAACATAAGAATCAGTCATTTCAGAAGATACGGCTCTTGAACTTGCAACAAGTGATGCCAATTCGTCAACCAAAGCCAACTCAACCTTCACCGGCTCTGCCTTTGCCGCAAGAATGTTATAGATAGATTGCTTGCTCATAATCAGAAGTCGGAACCAGTTACAATAGTTGAAATTCCAGCAGCAGACAAAGTGCCGTCCAAGAAGTTAGCAGGAACCTGCTCTTGTCCGTTCAGCGTCAAGGTGTAACCGGAAAGGTCTCCCATAGCAGCACCGGTAACAATCGTTCCTCCGGTTACTTCGCAACCGTGTTCCAAGCCAGCAACAAAGTAGTTTCCGTTGTAGTCCTCAACGATTACAATCGGACGTCCGTAAGCCATCAATTTGATTTCCTTGTTGGATTGCTTGCTTAATTTGTGCAAGGTCAAGTTCAAGGTTTGGTCAAAAAACGTGGTTCCGTTTTCACGGCTGGAGGTTACCGCTTGCTCGAAAGAGGAGTTACCCTTCAATTCGTATTTGTAAGCCGTTAAACCGCTTCCCAGCGTATCGATAGCGTCCGTATTGGTTACGTCGTATGTAACCGTCAAGCTCTGATAATTCAGAAAGTAAACTGCCGTAATTCCACCTACAACGTCCTTGCAGGGTTCAATGCGGCCAAGGGAAAGTGCACAAGCCATTTTGTTTTGTTTTTATGGGGGTTAAAAAAGAAAGGGGTGGGGCGTCATTACACCACCACCCCTATCAGGATTTTTAAGAACGATTAAGCTCCGTAGTAAACGATATCGCTACCGATTCCGTACTGGATACCTGCGCTCATACGCATAATCAAGCGGAAATTTTGACTTCCGTCAATGTCCGACATATCGATGAGGCGCACTTCGTTTTTATCGCTGAGGAGTCCGCAGCCGAAGAACAAGTTTGACTTCTGTGCAGCCACCATTTTGTTAGAAGGCAAACCTTCGGCCAAAGCAACCTTGATGCCGTCGAAGTACAAATCTTGCGAGCCGTACCACATAGTTCCTTTATTGTCAACACCGTTAGCACCTACTCCGGAAGCGGCGAAGCCACCCAAAGCACGTACATACGCCTTGGCTACGTTCTGTGGAACGAACAAGGTCAAGTCCTGCTTGCCGTACAAGGCAGAAGGGATAGCGTCAACTACCTTGCCCAATTCAGCGATTACGTTAGAAGCAGTAACGGTAGTACCGGTTACGTCTACAACGTCAGAATCAGCAGCGAACAATACGGTGAATCCGTCGAACTGGCCAGCAGAAGCGTTAACACCCGCCCAAATGTTTTGCTCGATACGAGCAGCAACCTTCTCGGCAGCGTAAGCAACGATAAAGTCAGTAAAAGAGGCAGGTACATTCTTGAATGCAGAGTAACCCATCTCAACGGCTTGCCAGGTTTGTTCGAAGTCCTTTTTGCACATTTGCAAGTTAACCTGGAACTCCTCGGTGGTCAAAACACGCTCGGTCAAAGTAACGGTAGACGTAGGGTCGAAGTCGCAAGTAGCGTTCTTCAAGATATCGTCAGTACCGACCTTTTGGATAACTGATTTGTAATACACGTTGGGCATTACCTCGATAAGACCTTTGTCCAAGGTCGGTGCGCTCAAAAGAGCGGCGGCAACGTATTTACCGGCAAATTCGCCAGCATACGTAGTAGTGATTGAAGTGGTCGTAGCCATTTTTTATTTGTTGGTTTATTTGTTTAGACGTGCGAGAACTCGGTCGATAGCAGTCTCCGGTGCGTTCTGTGCGAGGTTAACTCGTGCAGGTGCAGGTGCTGCTTCTGGGTTGTGGCGGATAGGCGTAGCGGCAGGCATATCGCTTGACATCTCCTGCTTCTTTTTAGCCA